TGTAGCGGTTACGGATTATCACACCGCTATGACTGCTGTAAGAAAAGGACGAGAGTCCTTTGAGTTATTACCGGCAGAAGTCCGGTATAGATTTAAAAACGACCCTGGTCGTTTTGTAGATTTTTGCCTCGATCCAGCTAATCTGGATGAGGCAATTAAGCTCGGGTTAGCACCCGAGCGTTCAGTGGCTCAGGCGCAGCCGGAGCCTGTTTTAACCGGTGGCGAGAGCCAAGACCAATAGCTCACTTGATAGCTATTGGTCTAGGTGACACCCAAAGATGTAGGAGCGTGATATGTATAACCGACGTATGCCAGTGAGTAAGAAGCGAAGCGCTAGTAAGTTTAAGCGTAATGTTTCAAAAACTAAGGTTGTGAACCTAGCCCCACCGCCTATGCGTGGCGGCTATCGGTTTTAATTTTTAACCACCCCCGAAAGGGGGCAGGAGTTTTTATGGGATGTTTTAAACCACTTGATGCCCAGAGGCTTGACGATGGGTCGGTATCATTTTCTGCCCCGAAGGGGGCAGGGAACGCGTTAACGATCCCTTGTGGTCGTTGTATTGGGTGTCGTATGGATCGCTCTAAGATGTGGGCGATCCGTTGTATGCATGAGGCTTCCATGCATGAGAAGAATTGTTTTATTACGTTAACTTTTAACGATGACCATTTGCCTATGGATGGTTCGTTAAATTATCGTGATTTTCAGTTGTTTATGAAACGCTTGCGTAAGCGTTTTCCGAATAGGAATATTCGGTTTTATATGTGTGGTGAGTATGGCGACAAAGACGCCAGACCTCATTTCCACGCTTTATTATTTAATTTTGATTTTGAAGATAGGACGGTCTGGAAGAAGACTGAGAGCGGTTCTATGATTTATCGGTCTGCAGCGCTTGAAGAGTTGTGGCCGTTTGGTTATTCGTCAATAGGTGATGTGACGTTGCAGAGTGCTGGTTATGTTGCACGTTATGTTATGAAGAAGATGACAGGTGATTTTGCGAAGCGATGGTATGAGAGGGTAAACCCTCATACTGGTGAGTTAACGAGGTTAACCCCTGAATTTAATCGAATGTCGTTGAAGCCTGGTATAGCGCAGGCGTGGTTCGATAAATTTTACGCGGATGTGTATCCGCAGGATGCTGTCGTTTTAGAAGGTGGTCGAAAGATGAAGCCACCTAAGTTTTATGACTTGAAGTATGAGAAGTTGGATCCATATAGGTTTGAGGAAGTGAAGATGGAGCGTGTTTTGCGCGCGTTGTCACGTCCTCGGGACGACAGTCCTGAGAGGTTGGCGGTTAAGGAGGAAGTTTTAACCGCTCAGATTAAGAAACTTGAGAGGTCTTTATGAAGCAAGTAATTTGTGCCGTTCGCGATAGCGCGGCTGATGTGTTTGGTCGTCCTTATTTTGTGCCGACGGCTGGTGTGGCTATTCGTAGTTTTACGGATGAGGTTAATCGTCAAGCTGACGATAACCAGTTTTATAAGCATCCGAAAGATTTTGCACTTTATGAGATTGGCAGTTATGATGATGCCACGGCGATGGTTGAGACTCATCCGCAGCCGAAGTTACTGATCAATGCCGATCAGTGTTTATTGACTTAATTAGGGGCTACGCCCCGGGAGGGGCGTATGCCTAAGATGCACCGCAATAAGTCGGTTTCTACACATCAATTTTCTATGATTCCTCGCGCGGATGTTCCGCGTAGTAGTTTTCAGATTCAAACGGCGCATAAGACGACGTTTGATGCCGGTTACCTAGTTCCGATTTATGTGGATGAGGTTTTGCCTGGTGATACATTTAATTTAAAGATGACCGCGTTTGCGCGGTTGGCTACGCCATTGTTTCCAGTCATGGATAACATGTATTTGGATTCGTTTTTCTTTTTTGTTCCTAATCGACTACTTTGGTCGAATTGGGAAAAGTTTATGGGAGCCCAGGAGAATCCTGGCGATTCCATTGCATATATTGTTCCGCAGATTACGTCCGATACCGGAGGGTATCCAATCGGTTCAGTGCAGGATTATATGGGTCTGCCGACCGTTGGGCAGGTTACTGCGGGTCAGACTGTTGATCATAGCGCGTTGCAATTGCGCGCTTATAACTTGATTTGGAACGAATGGTTCCGTGACGAGAATTTGCAAAATTCCGTGGCTGTGAATACGGATGACGGTCCTGATAGTCCGTTGGATTATGCGTTGTTACGTCGCGGTAAGCGACATGATTATTTTACTAGTGCGTTGCCCTGGCCCCAGAAAGGCGCTGCGGTAACTTTGCCTTTGGGACAAAGTGCGCCGATTACTTACGATGGAGCAGGCAATCAATTTTTGACTGTTCATAGTTCCGATAGTGGTAACGATAATCGGATGGATCTCGATGCTAGTTGGGTTCGTGCGAACGGAAGCGGTGCTTTAGGTGGTGCGGCTTTGTACGCGGATTTGTCGGCTGCTACTGCGGCGACTATTAACCAGTTGCGTGAGTCTTTCCAGATTCAGCGTTTGTTAGAAAGGGACGCACGAGGTGGTACGCGTTATACCGAAATTATTCGTTCGCATTTTGGTGTGGTGTCTCCTGATGCTCGTTTACAGCGTCCTGAGTATCTTGGCGGTGGTTCCGTGCCTGTGTCTATTAACCCTGTTGCCCAGACGTCCGCGACGGCGGCTGGCGCAGGCGGTACGCCGTTGGGTAATTTGGCAGCCATGGGAACCGCATTGGCTATGGGCCACGGTTTTACTCAAAGCTTCACAGAGCATGGAATCGTTCTCGGATTAGTGTCGATTCGTGCTGATTTGACGTATCAGCAGGGGATGCGGCGTATGTGGTCTCGCCGTACCAGGTATGATTTTTATTTTCCGGTGTTCGCGCACCTGGGCGAACAAGCGGTTCTTAATAAGGAGATTTATACGACTGGTACGTCATCGGATGATGATGTTTTTGGTTATCAAGAACGTTGGGCTGAGTACCGGTATTTGCCGGCTCAGATTACTTCTTTGTTCCGTTCGACTGCGGCTGGTACTTTGGATGCGTGGCATTTGGCGCAGAATTTTGCGACATTGCCAACGCTATCTAGTTCATTTATAGAAGATACACCCCCGGTGGATCGTGTTGTTGCAATAGGAGCGGAAGCGAACGGGCAACAGTTTATTTTTGATTCGTTTTTTGATATTCGGGCTGCGCGTCCAATGCCGTTGTATAGCGTGCCTGGTCTGATTGACCATTTCTAAGGAGTGAGAAATGGGGTTATTTACTGGTTTAGGTAATTTGTTGGGTATTTCGCCGAGTTCGGCGTTTTCTGGTGTTTCGTCTCTTGCTGGAGGTTTGTTGGGCAATGTTGGTCGTACTGAAGCGGCTAGTGCTCAGCAGGCTTTTCAAGAAAAAATGTCTGGCACGGCGTTTCAGCGACAGATTGCCGATTTAAAAGCGGCTGGTATTAATCCCATGTTAGCGTCTAAGTTGGGGGGGGCTAGTACCCCCCCAGGTGCAATGCCGCAGATTATGGATGTTGTTACGCCTGCGTTGTCGAGTGCACAGCAGATGCAAGGCACGCAAACGCAGGCGGCAGTTGGTGAACAGCAGGCCGCCAAACTTATTGAGGAAACGCAGAATGCTAAAGATCAGAATACTGTTATTAAGGAGACTGTTCGATCTATCGCTGAGCAGATTAATAAGATGATGGCCGAGAGGAATAATCTGGTTTCGATGGGAAATCAGATTAGGGCGTTTATACAACAGATTAAGGCGCAGACGTCGCAGATCCAACAGCAAACGATTGGAATTAATATTGCGAATGCGTTAGCTGAGTTGCAAAGACTAGCAGAGACTGATAGTGGTGCTTTTTTGCGTAATTTTCAGCAATATGGATCTGCGGGGCAGATGGCGCTTGAGTTGTTTAAATTGTTTAAACCTGGGGGACGTTAATGTTTATTAGAACGCCATTTAATTATGATCGCAATGAGGCTTCTAAGGAGAGCGCTAAGGTGTTTTCGAAGGAAACCCTAGCGCAACAGAATTTTCGCGATCAATGTGATATTAATAGGATAGTGAAGCAGTATGGTGTGACTGGACAAGTTCCAGTAACGCTACGTACCCCTATTCAGGAGGATTTTGTAGCAGTTACGGATTATCACACTGCAATGACTGCTGTAAGAAAAGGACAAGAGTCCTTTGAGTTATTACCGGCTGAAGTCCGGTATAGATTTAAAAACGACCCTGGTCGTTTTGTAGATTTTTGCCTTGATCCAGCCAACCTGGATGAGGCAATTAAGCTCGGGTTAGCACCCGAGCGTCTAGTGGATCAGGCGCAGCCTGAGCCTGTTTTAACCGGTGGCGAGAGCCAAGACCAATAGCTTACTTGATAGCTATTGGTCTAGGTGACACCCAAAGATGTAGGAGTGTGATATGTATAACCGACGTACGCCAGTGTCTAAGAAGCGAAGCGCTAAGAAGTTTAAGCGTAATGTTTCAAAAACTAAGGTTGTTAACCTAGCCCCACCGCCTATGCGTGGTGGCTATCGGTTTTAATTTTTAACCACCCCCGCAAGGGGGCAGGAGTTTTTTATGGGATGTTTTAAACCACTTGATGCCCAGCGGCTTGACGATGGGTCGGTTTCATTTTCGGCCCCGAAGGGGTCAGGGAACGCGTTAACGATCCCTTGTGGTCGTTGTATTGGGTGTCGTATGGATCGCTCCAAGATGTGGGCGATCCGTTGTATGCATGAGGCATCCATGCATGAGAAGAATTGTTTTATTACGTTAACGTTTAACGATGACCATTTGCCTATGGATGGTTCGTTGAATTATCGTGATTTTCAGTTATTTATGAAACGCTTACGTAAGCGTTTTCCGAATCGTAATATTCGGTTCTATATGTGTGGTGAGTATGGCGACAAGGATGCCAGACCTCATTTCCACGCTTTACTATTTAATTTTGATTTTGAAGATAGGACCGTTTGGAAGAAGACTGAGAGCGGTTCTATTATTTATCGGTCCGCAGCGCTTGAAGAGCTGTGGCCGTTTGGTTATTCGTCAATAGGTGATGTGACGTTGCAGAGTGCTGGTTATGTTGCTCGTTATGTTATGAAGAAGATGACAGGCGATTTTGCGAAGCGATGGTATGAGAGGGTAAACCCTCATACCGGTGAGTTAACCAGGTTAACTCCAGAATTTAATCGTATGTCGTTGAAGCCTGGTATAGCCCAGGCATGGTTTGATAAGTTTTATGCGGATGTTTATCCGCAAGATGCTGTTGTTTTAGAAGGTGGTCGAAAGATGAAGCCACCTAAGTTTTATGACTTGAAGTATGAGAAGTTAGATCCATATAGGTTTGAGGAAGTGAAGATGGAGCGTGTTTTGCGCGCGTTGTCACGTCCTCGGGACGACAGTCCTGAACGGTTGGCGGTTAAGGAGGAAGTTTTAGCCGCTCAGATTAAGAAACTCGAGAGGTCTTTATGAAGCAAGTAATTTGTGC